ATCTTCAAACTCTTTTTTGGTTAGTGGTGCAACATCATTAATATTGCACATAATCATAAAGGCATATGTGTCTTTGGTTTCCCAAACTTGATAGCTTCCATTGTTATTGTCATAACCTGTAAAACAATAGCCATCTCCGTTATCTGTGGGCTTTACTTCAGTATATTCCATTTCTGAATATCTCATTACATCAGACTCAACGCCATTAGCATTAGATAAAGCCCTTTCGTATGCCCATTTTAACGCTGATTTACGATAGTTAAATTGTTTTGTGTCTACTCCATTTTCGGATGAGTAGCCCTCTCCGTTCCAAGTGTCTATTACAATATATTTTTTCATAATTTTATTTGACATAAATTTTAGCCCATTTTTTGTAATCAATAATAGGTTCTTTTTCTTTTAAGTTTAACTCTTTCTTGAATGTGTTATTTATTTTGGTTACTATTTCCTTTTCAAATGGATAAGCACTCTCGGTATAATTTAATTTTGCTCTCTTTTGAGATACTAAATCTTGCAAGATGATTAATTCTTGTCTAGTTAATTTTAAGGTAAAGTTTTTCATAAGTTTATTTTTAATTACTATTGTTTTGGTTAAGACTGATATAAAATAAATATATCAGTTTCGGATATTTAATCCATCATCAGTTAACCTTTATTGATATATTCCAAATGTATAAGTTTCGCTAGGTGTAGCAAAAATATGCATACTTACAAAAAATAGTATTGATATCACTATTAGAAATATTATATTACTTAAAGTGTCAAAGATTTTAGATTTGTTAAATAGGTTTAAAAATGTTTTCATAGTTATTAAATTTTAGTTGTTATTATTATTTGCAAAAGTGTATTTTGTGAATATTTAATGTTTTTAATCTCGGGTAAATCCATTTTTGTTTTGATCCCTGAATTTTAAGAGCCTTTATTAATAAAAATTTTAAGTTTAAGAAGTTATTAATGTTTTTCATAGTTATTAAATTTTAGTCATTTTTATTATTTTGTTCTTACTGATGTCCATACGATTGCCTGAAATTCAAAGCCCGTTAGACCTGTTTTTTGTGCTTTCTTTAGTGTTAACTCTTTAATCTGTTTATATGCTACACGACCGATTGAAGCACTATCTATTTTAATAATCTTATTAAAACACGCCCTTAAATGCCAAATATCAATGGTCACTGCTGAGGGGTCTAAATAAGCTATATTTCGAACGAAATTAAATGTCTTTAAACTTTTATCGGTTATAGTTACTTTATTATCTAAAATCGCAAATGCTTTAAATTTATTTGTGTGAAATGTACAAACCTTTATTTCTTCAGGCTTTATTCCATTTGTCCACGCTTTACAGACTTTTTCCGCATCTATTATATTTTGACTCCATTTATTACGAGGGCTTAAAGCACTTATTACAGAAGCCACTTTGTAAGGGTCTATTTTATATTTATTTGATAGCTTCACCACTATTTTATTAGCGTTTTTGTACCACTCTAAACCCTCTTTTATTTGGTCGGAATTTGTAGAGTTAAAATAATAATCTAAATTTTTAGATATTTTATTTAATTTGTATTTAGTTAATTCTTTCATTTTATACTAATTCGTTTACTAGTTCTTCGCCTATTATGTAAGTAATCATATTTACAAGGCTTTCGGCGTTGTCGTATGTTCTTACCCACTCAACACCAAAATTAGTTCTTTCATAATCTTGCACAAACTCAATGCCTTCAAATACGCTTATATCGTGTTTTTTTAACCATTGCTCAGACTGATAATATCCGATTATATAATAGTCTTGATTAAATGCTTGATGATGTAATTCTTGAGCATCTTCAACAATATCCGACCACTCAAAAGAGTTTAATATATAATCGTTTAAATGTTCTTTTAATTCCGTTTTGATTGTTTCTAAATTCATAATTTATAATTTAATAGTTAAGTTAAAAAACAGATGCAACTCTTGAACCTGTGCGATAATTTCATTTAATTCATTCATAATAATATTTTTTGTTTAGTTAATGTTTTTACCACCAAAACCCCGCTTATTTCTAAGCAAGGCAAGTGAAGTTTTAAAGTGTTTATTTTAGGCGGGTTTTAATAAACCAATATAACGCCTGTATACCTTCAGGGGTCAATGTTTGTTCTATCTCCTCAGATAGTCCAGTGCTTTTTCCGTTTTTAATCCATCCGGTAAAATAATAATCAATACTCATTTTATTAACGTGTCCAGAATATGAAAAAAACCAAGTTCTCAGCTCTTCGCCGTTCTGCTCTGTTGCCTGTGCTACTAATTGAAATAAATCTGTTAAAGTCTTCATAATTTTAAATTTTAATTGTTTAATATACCGCTAAGATAACTAATAATATTTATTAAATGCAAATAAAACGCAAGAAAGTTTTAAATAAAATACATTTAACAGAGTAAAAAAAATTAATACTTACCCCTTGTTTCGTTTATGTTTACTTTTAGGGTGGAGGGTATAACGCGAGGGAAGGACACGAGCGTAAAAACTGGGAAACTTTGCAGAGCGTGAAACGTTGGAAGGCGTGAACACTGGGAGCGTAGAGGATACCAACCACCACCACGCCGACCCCCTAGAAAAAAGCTAAAAAATCTGAGCCAAAATTTATTTTTACAGGCAAGACGGCAGAAAAAAAACACTTTTAAATTTGGGGTGGGTGTGTCGTAATATATATATAACCCATTACCTGAACATGTCTAATATTTTTTTGTATCTTTACAATAAATAAAACGTTATGGACGGATTAACAATTAAGAACGGTAGGTTAATAAATAACAGACCTGATGGTATGTCTGGAATAGAGCAAGCCTCTATGTATAGACAACAAATGAAGAAGCAATATAAAATAGATATGATCGCAGACGGTATCGAAAGAGCTAAGATGCGTGAAGAGGGCCGAAGTTATTTCGGCATGTAAATACTTTCCCAAGTTAGTTGAGTTTTGGTTAAAAAGAGTAGTGAAATTAGTAGCTGCTCTTTTTTTTTGGGAAAAGGTGTGTATATTTTTTGCGTAAACTATACTGTTTTGTGACAACTTTTAGTGTTTGTGACAACTTGTGACAACTTTTTTTTTAGTTTGTCACTGCTTAACTAATTGATTATTAATTAGTTATATTAAAAAGTGACAGAGTGACAACTTCAAAGTCATTTTATATTTAAAAAAAAATATAGTAATAGCAAAAAAAATAAAAAAAAGAAATAGGGAATAAAAGTTGACACTGTGTCACTTTGTATTTTAAAAGTAAATACATATATTTGTATAAATCTAATTTAATAAAATTGTTATGGAACAAGGATACACCCCAAGGGAGTTACATTTTGACTCAGAGGGAAGAAACAAACTAACTAGCGGAATTGCTAAAATCTCAAAAGCAGTTAAGTCAACACTAGGCCCAAGAGGGCAAACAGTACTAATAGAATCACGTACACATACGCACGGAATCACGGTTACAAAAGACGGAGTTACGGTTGCTAAAGCAATCGACTTATTAGACCCTGTAGAGAACCTTGCGGTAAAGATGATGAAGGAGGCTGCGGATCGTACGGCGACCTCAGCAGGAGACGGTACAACGACTGCTATTGTGCTTACGGAAGCATTAGTTGAGGCTGGTGAGAAATACATAGATAAGTCGGTAAATCCGACGGTTGTGATACGCGAAATCAACAAACACACTTCACACGTAATAAAGAACTTAGAAAAACAGTCTAAAAAATTGTCTAAGAAAAGACTGCTTGACGTTGCAACAATTTCATCCAACAATGACAAAGAGATTGGGAAAATAATATACGACACTTATAATAAAGTGGGGCAAGACGGATTAGTTACTGTTGAGAATTCACAGGGTCATACCACGTATAGTGAGGTAACAAAAGGTATTAGAGTTGAAAGAGGGTACACATCGAACTTGTTTGTAAATAATCAAAAGAAAGATGAATGTGTGCTTGAGAATGTAAAGATACTTGTAGTCGATCAAGAGATTAATAACATACTAAGTATTGAGAAAATATTGAAACCCATTATCAGTAACGGCGACAAACTTCTGATAATTGGAAATTGCCATAACAATGTCGTCAACACACTAGCTGCTAATGTCGTTCGAAATGGATTAAAGATATGTAATATCATGCCTCCTCAGTTTGGTTATAAACAACACGAACTAATGAGCGACATTGCTCTAGCAGTAGGTGCAAAATATTTCAGTGATAAGACTGGTGATGACTTATCTCTAATTAGTATGGAAGACTTAGGTCATGCCGCTAAAGTAATTGTAGGTAGAGACAATACTATTATAATACGTAACCAAGATGATGTTGCAGAAATACCACAAAGAGTTGAAGAACTTTGGGGTCAACATAAAAACACGAAAGTTAAATCAGAAAAAGATTTTATCCTGCAACGTATCGCTAGTCTAAGCGGAGGTATTGGTGTTATATATGTAGGAGGGAACTCTGATGTAGAGCAAAAAGAAAAATTTGACCGCGTTGATGACGCGGTGTGCGCGGTAAGATCCGCGCTTGAGGAAGGTATTGTCGCTGGAGGTGGAGTACCATTACTTAAGATATCTAAAGACCTTCAAACAAATGTAAATAATGCAGAAGAAAAGGTAGCTCTACAAATATTGAAAGATGCGTTGTCAGTTCCATGTAAACAAATTTTAATAAATGCAGGTGAAGATCAAGATAGTATTATAAAATTCATACTAGATGATAAAAGAGGTTATGATGTAAAGAACCAAAAGTTTGGAGATATGTATAAGATGGGGGTAATAGATCCATTAAAGGTTACAAAGAACGCACTTATAAACGCTGTTTCTGTAGCAACTACTATTCTAAGTACAAATGCTATTATAACATTAGCACGTTCATACGATAATAAACAATAATATGTCAAAAGATAATAGAGTTCCTCATTATTATGTAGGAACAAATAAAAAAAGAAACTATCAAGCTAGATATGTTGTTTCAGATTTTGATTGCACTTACAATATAGGAACAGCAGTTACATATTGTTTACGTAGTTCAAGAAAGCATGACACTCCAGTAGAGGATTTGTATAAGGCAATAGCGCATTTAGAATTTGAAATAGAAAGACTAAAAGAAAAAAAATAATATGAAGCCCGTAAATAAGTATATAATAGTAAGAGAAACTGTAGAGGAATATAAAACAGACTCAGGATTGCTTTTGTCGTCTCAAGATGTAGATGCCTATAGATATAAAAAAGGTATAGTATTAAAAGTAGGAAACAACGTAGAGGTTATAAATGAAGATAACCATATCTACTATGATAAAGCCGCAGGACACAAAATTTTATTAAAAGACGAACCGCTTACGATTATTCAGG